TTTCAACGACCTCTATGTGAAGAAGCTTGTTACTAATAGCGCATACTTCACACGTTTTGAGGAGCAAGCATGGCCTCTTAACCACACAACCGAACAGAAAGCATTTCGCTTTGGCCGTGGATTCCACGATCCTTGCACCCCTTTCCGTGCGATCAACGACACCTATTGCGAGACTGATTCTTGCGATAGCAAACCCGAAGTCATTCAGCGTCCCGGCACTGAGAGCTACACTTTCGAGCTTCTCCGTAAAGAGATGACCACTGACTGGATTTGCGTTGAGAGCCTTCTCTACCGCCTTTTCCCTGCTGAAGAGATTCTTCAGTTCGAGGAGTCGAATGCCCGTATCACCAAGAACGTCCACGAAGAATTCCTTCGTAGCAACTACATCGGTGGTGCTGGACACAAATGGATGGGTATCACTACGGATGACGGAACCTATTGCGGATTGGTCGATGACCAAGCATGGTTCGTTCCCGAACATACCGTCAACAACGAAGCTGGCTACGACCTTTGCGCGATTCGCGTTAAGCTCGCTCCTGCTGACCTCAACAAGATTGCTTACCTCTCGCTCGATATGCTTGATGACGCACTTGTTGACCTCCAAGACGAAGATGACGCTTTCCGCCTTGATCTTCAAGACGCGACTGGTCAACCTTTGCTTGACATCGTTATCCCTGATCCTCAAGTTGGCCGTGCGCTTTACTTCCAAGCCAAGCGCAACAATGGTTACTGGGATGCTAACACGGACTTCGATGAACGTCTCACCCGTCTGAAACTCGGAATCAATCGTATCATCGGCGACTACGCCTTCGGTTACGACATCAACTCCGCTCGTTTCAACGCTGACACTGCCTTCAACGCTGGACTCGCTCCGTTTAACGAAGCTGATCCTGCAACATGGGCGCGTCTCGTTCGCGTTCCTCGTTACATCAAGACTGTTCTTGAAAACGGATGCGCTTACATTCCTAACAAAGCTTACCGCAATGCCGACTTCGGTATCTCGGTTGCTATGGTGAACAAAGCAATGTGCAAGTGGACAATGCCATCCTCGACTGGATACAGCCAAGCCCAACAAATGACCCAGAACTACGCTGGCGATTGGGAATGGAAGAACCCAGATTGGGAGTGCAACCGCTGGCGCAAAACGGGCTTCTATCAAGCCCAGTTCCGTCTCGCCGCACAAGTAAAAGACCCAACCATCATGCACACCTTCTTGCATCGTATGCCAAAGAGCAAGAACCTCTATGGTTCCTGCTGCCCCGTGCAGAGCTACATCGTTCCTGAGAACAATCAGGATTGCTATAGCTGCGCTGGTGTAGGTGACATCGTTGTGCCTTCCTAAGTTAAACAGGGGAGGGGCTTATTCAAGCCTCTCCCCATAACCTTTAATAAAATATAAAATATGTCTAATAAACGACCACTCGCTTATGATCGCGTCAACTTGTTTGGCCCGATTGCTATTAACCTCCTCGCTGCCGGAGATGCTGACCTCTTGGTTCTTAACGATCAAGACACCAAGTTTTTTCCAACCAGCATCATCCTTGAGACTGCTTACGCTCGCGGAACCACTGCCACTGATCCAATTGTGATCGTTGACAACGGAACCACTGGCGAAAACATCACTGGTTCTTTGACCATCACGGACGCTCTTGACAACCAAGGCCGCTACAATCCTCTTGCGATTGCCGCCAATCCTTACGTTGTTACTGGTTCCCGCAAACTCCGCTTGCTGAAAAGCACAGTGGGTCTTGGTCAAGCTACTGCTACCCGCGCTCGCACTTCGGGCGTTGCTACAATCGTTACTGGTGCTGCTCATGGTTTTGCCACGGGCGACACTATCACGATTGCCAGCATGACCGACACTACGTTCAACGATGTGCAAGCTGAAGTTACTGTCGTTGATTCAACTACCTTCACCTATGCAAACGCTGGCGTGAATGTTGTTTCTGGTGCTGATACTGGTGGGCGTGTAGGTGCGCTCTATGTGAATGCCTACGTTGTTGGTATCTACTTCTAAACCAAACTGGGTGGGGAAGGAAACTTCCTCACCCTTACCCCTTTTCTAAATTATGGCTTGCTTTACCGCTATCGACTACCGCAATAAATCCTACCCTTTCGTTCAAACAATTGCTGCCGCCGCTGGAATTACGCCGACATCTTATGGCTGCTATGACGCTGCCAGTGATGCCGCAAAACTTTATCAATTCTATGTTGGACTTGCAACCATTGGTGGCCTCACCCCAGTTACTGAAAATTGCTTTGTGCAAAAAACTGAAGATCAGCAATACTTCCTTACTAACGAGGCTTTGTCGGCTGCTCTTACTCCCATTCTTTAATTATCGTAACCGATAAAATCTTATGGCACTCACTCAAAACTGCTTTACTAATCTGGCTCCAGACCAACAGAATTATAATATCTATGAGTCATTGAAACAAGTGGCTGGATTTGATATACCGCCATATGATGAGATAGAAATCAGTTACTATGGATCAACAAACAATATTCAAACTGTTGAATACTTAAATGCAGGAAGTTTAGTAGCAACGCTAACACTTGAGTATGCTACGCAGCCTCCAACAGTTGATGATACAAATTTGGTAAACATAACGGCATCTTACCCGTAAAATGTCATTCAAATTCAATCCATTTACAGGAAATCTCGACATTTCTGGAATAAGTGGTGGCCCTCAATATGTTTTAAAGTCTGGCGACACGATGACGGGGAAGTTAATTGTCGCCGCAAATGATACCGCTTCCAAATTAAATATCGGAAATGCTATTACGGGAACGAGTCCAACGACAACAACAAATGGAGACGTATGGATAACAAGCGGAAATAGATTGGCATACAGATCAAATTCCACAGTTTATAACACCGCACAAACAAACTTACAGAATACTTTTAATCAACCGCAAGCAGTTGATGTCTCAAGTGCAACAACGGCATTGCGCGTTACTCAACGAGGCGCAGGAGAGGCTTTGCGAGTTGAGGATGAAACAACCCCAGACGCAACTGCTTTCGTGGTTAGCAATGCAGGTAAAGTTGGTATTGGCGTTACTCCAGATGCAAGTGTATGTTTATCTTTAGATGCTACTGGAGTTAAATTCAACGATGGAACAATTCAAACTACAGCAGCAATAACTACAACTGCAATTCGTGGTCAGGTTTCCAAAATGACTTCTGGAACAATCACGATTGCAACAACCGGAACATATCAATCAACAGGATTAACAGCAACGCTTGACGCTACTACAGCAGTTGGAATGACACTTGGAACAACGGATTTATTTGCAGTAAAAAACACATCAGCAGCAACAAGAGTGTTAAAAATCTATTCAAGCATGGACGCAAGTTCAGCAAACAATCAAACTCTTGGAATTCGCATGGCAAAAAACGGAACATCAATTGCAGAAACAGAATGTCGCAACAATACAGGAAGTCATAACTTTGCAAAGTTTGTAACAAACTGGATGATTACTATGGCTCCCAATGATGAAGTGGCTTTATTTGTAGCAAACCACTCATCAACAACATCTATTTCTTTGCAGCGTGGTAGACTAACTGCATCATTCGTAGATTAGAAATAGAACACTCTAAAGTATAATATGGCATTTAAATTCAATCCATTTACAGGGAAGCTGGATATTACTTCATCTACTGGTCTGATAAATTTTCAGACAACCAGATATGATGGAGATGACATCCAGACTGAATTTATTGCGCCCGGAACACTGACTGCATCGGATGGCCCAAGTAGTGTTTTTGTTTTTATTAATGGTGTTTCACAAGAACCGGGTAGTGATTATACACTTGACATACCAAATAATAAAGTGGTATTGAATGCAGCACTACCGATTGGCGATAAAATCGTCATTACGAGATTGATCTTGTTACCATCATCTGTAACATTTACAGCAGAACAAATTGGAGCTTTGACAAATTCAAGCGAAGTAGATGGAGGAAGTTTCTAATGACAAGGCTTACATCAAATCAACTTTCTGACACCTTAGATTTTACATCTAAGCAAATCATACTTCCGCCTAATTTACTTTTACCTAACGATAGTATAGTTGAATATCCAAACAGAGGATCATTTCCAACTACTGGTCGTAATAATAGGCTTTACATCGCCCTTGATACGGGACTCCCATGGCGGTGGTCAATAGACTCTCAATCGTATGCGTTGTTAATTTCAATTATAGATGCTGGCGAATTTGAGTAAAACAACAACAAACAAAAAATAAAATAAAATAAAATATGAGTAATCCAATCATTAAAATCAAACGCGGTTCAGGCGCACCCGTTAGTCTTCAGACTGGCGAGTTGGCAATGGACGTGCTTAACAAGTCACTCTTCGTCGGCACAGCCGAAGGAGTATTGGCAGTCGGTGGCGAACACGTTTTCGCTAAGAAAACATTTGTTTCCAGCGCAGTTGCGACCGAAACTTCGGCCCGTGAATCCGCTGACACAACGCTCACTAACAGCATCAACGCTGAAGTAACTCGCGCCGAAGGTGCTGAGAGCGACCTTGCTGACGACATCTCCGCTGAAGCAACCGCCCGTGGCATTGCTATCGCTGCTGCCCAATCCACACTGGAAGCTGCTGATTCGGCACTCGACGTGCGTGTGACCTCTGTTGAAGGTGACGTTTCTGCAATCCTTTCTGCCTCTGATGCAGACAAAGACAGCTTTGCCGAGATCGTTACGCTCATCAACTCGGTTGATACCACTAACGACACAGCCTTTGCTGGATACGTTACATCGAACAACGCCGCTCTCGCTTCCGAGATCAGCACACGCGCCTCTGCCGACACCGCTCTTGGTGGACGCATTGATGGTGTAGTTACCGCAGCAACAGCTTTGGCCTCGCGTGTCACCGCAGCCGAAAGCGACATTAACGCTGAAGAGACTGCCCGTATCGCTGCTGTTTCCGCAGAAGCTTCCGCTCGCGCTGCTGCCGTCTCCACGCTTGAATCCGCTGATAGTGTCCTCCAAAGCAACATTACGGCAGAAGCAAGCACTCGCGCCACTGCTGACACCAGCCTCTCCAATCGTATTGGAACATTGGAGTCTGTTGGAGTTAGCGCACGTTTGACTGATCTTGAGTCTGATGTTGCGGATCACGAATCCCGCATCACCGCGCTTGAGACAACCATCGACGGCGGAACCTACTAATAAAACAAAAAGTTAAGGGAGGCGGGGTCAATACCTCGTCTCCCTATAACTTACCTAAAAATCATGGCTAACGTCATCAAATTAAAAAAATCAATTGTTGCTGGGAATATTCCTACAACTTCAAATCTTGCTTTGGGTGAAGGTGCTGTAAACCATACAGATCAAAAGATTTATTTCAGACACCCCGGAACTGGTGCTGTGTGGAACTTTGCTGGTGGAAGTATTACCACAGGCCCAGTTGATAATTCTATCCTTCGTGCGGATGGAACCTCTGGAGCTACTTTGCAAAACTCTGGTCTTATTGTCGAAGATGCGATTGTTTCGATTACAGGAATAACTGGTGATGCTCTAACAGATGTTATTACTGCTACAGGTTCTGCGTTTGCCAATGGGCAACCCGTTCGATTCACCGCGCTCACAGGTGGGACTGGACTCAACACCACTACCAACTACTTCGTCCGTGATGTTTCTGGAGCTACTTTTAAGCTCGAAACCAGCATTGGTGGGGGAGCAA